GGTTGAGCGACCTTCCTTACGAGGTTACCAGAGCAATCTGCTTCCTCTATGGAGACGTCGTCCCTTCCCGCTAATAATAAATATATGAAACTGAATAACATTAGAACTGACAAATTGTCCAAGATTATAAGGCTTGTAAACCTTATAGAACCTTTCATAAAGAGTGTTATCTCGTTATTGAGGTTAGGACGAATTGAAGTTCAATATGATCCAGAATCGTTTAAGAAGTTTTCCGCTTCTCTCTTGAAGGAATTATCCAACAAGGGAGTTAAGGAGACCGTTAAACTTTATAAAGACTATCATCGAGTAGGAACATCAGTTGTTCTCGAGATCGACTTCGAGCCTGTACCAAGGAGAAGGACAATAAGTGGAACTAAGATCCCTAGGGACCTTAGACCTCTTATTGCCCTTTTGACCGGGTCAGTCTTCGAGAAGCGAATCGGAATGACTATCCTAAATCTGTACAAGCTACTGAGACTCGCGCCTAGTGATGACCTTTCAGCCATCACTGAGGGGGGAGCCCCAGTTGCCACAGAGTTGATGGAAAGTTTCGCGACTTTTCTCAAAAGATGCCCGAACTTCATGGTAAGAAGCACTAAGCCAAATCCAGAGACTCAACGTGAGTACCTTGGATACCTTAGTTCTGCAAACGGACCAAATGGTCCCATGCTGAGAACAGCACACAGAGATGCTATCGCCCTTTTCCATGATAAACCACTTTTAGAATCGGTTCTCGCCTTACTGAAAATTACTGGGGGATCAATATACAAGGATCTATTGTCAATGATTTCCGCGATAGAGAAGATAAAGGACAAGCCTTTGCCAGACTCAATCCACTCGAAGGTTTCACAACTTTCGGAAGGAGGAGGTAAGACAAGGAACATTGCTATTATCGACTACTACTCGCAGTCAGCATTGAAGTGGATCCATGATACACTGATGTCCCGTCTGAGAGATATAAAGAGCGATGCCACATACTCACAGGAAGACGGTTTTGCTCTTGTTAGAGCAAAAGCGAAATCCTCTGGGTACTGCGCATCTCTCGATCTATCTTCAGCAACCGACAGGTTTCCAATTTCTCTCC